ATTTATGGGCGTGTGACTCTGGAGGGGTGGGGGGTATCCGCCCCTCGATGGGCTGAAGAGGGTTTGACCATGGCGGGACGAGGATTTGCACCGAAGCCGCCTGAGCTGAAGGTGCTCGAGGGGCGATCGTCTCGCGCGATCGACTTGACTGGCATGTTTCGGCCCGAGGTCGGCCTGCCTTCACTGCCCAAGAATTTGTCGGCCGAGGCGCGCAAGGCATGGAAGCGGCTGACGCCTGAGTTGCTGCGATACAACCTGCTGGCCACGGTGGACGCCGATTCGCTGGCGATGCTGTGCCGCACCATCGGCCGTGTCGAGCAGCTTGAGCGCTCGATTCACGCGCGCCAGGCCGAGCTGGCCGCCAAAGGCGAAGACGTTGTGGATGCGCTGGTGGGCTTCACGCCCAAGGGCATGCGCATCCAGTCGGTGACCTATCAGATTTTGAACCGCGAAATGGACAAGCTGCGCAACCTGCTGGCCGAGTTTGGATTGACGCCGGCCCAGCGCGCGCGCGTGTCGACTGCCGTGCGGGTGCAGCAGTCACTGTTTGACGTGAACGGCGGCGTGCCTGCGCGGCCGGCCGAACCCGCCGGCTTCGCAGAATTCGACTGAGGTGAGCAGCCATGCGGAGCGCGCCCGCGCCTACGCCCAGCGTGTGGTGCAGGGCGGCGAGGTGGCGGGCAAGTTCGAGCGCCTGGCCTGCCAACGGTTCTTGAACGACCTGGCCCGACAGGGCACTGACGCTTTCCCCTACGTGTTCGACGAGACAGCCGGTCAGCGCGCCTGCCGCTTCGTCGAGCTACTGCCGCACATCAAGGGCGAGTGGGCCAAGCCGACCTATACCGACGGGCGGCTGGGCTACGCCAAGATCAAGCTGGAGGACTGGCAGGTGTTCATCGTCATCAACCTCTTCGGCTGGCTGCAACAAGTCACGCGCCTGCGGCGTTTCCGGCGCGCCTATGAAGAGGTGGCGCGCAAGAACGCCAAGAGCACCTTGGCGGCGGCCATCCTGCTGTTCATGACCACGGCTGACGGCGAGCCCGGTGCTCATGCTTACAGCGCCGCCACCACCGGCGAGCAGGCCCGCGAAGTGTTCGACGTGGCCCGCAACATGGCGCTGCGTGAACCCGAATTCCAGGCGCGCTTCGGCGTGACCGTTGGCAAGCACGACATCACCGTGGGCGAAACCGCCAGCTCGGCCAAGCCGCTCAACGCAGAAGGCTCCACGCTCGACGGCCTGAACGTGCACTTCGCCTGCATCGACGAGCTGCACGCCCACAAGAGCCGCGCCGTGCTCGACGTGATCGACAGCGCCACCGGCGCGCGCTCGCAGCCGCTCATCATGATGATCACCACCGCCGGCAGCGACACCGCCGGCATCTGCTACGAGCAGCGTGACTACACCGCCAAAGTGCTCGAAGGCGCCGTGTCCGACGAAAGCTGGTTCGGCGTCATCTACACCATCGACGACGACGACGCCTGGCACGACCCCAAGGTATGGCGCAAGGCGAACCCGAACCTGGGCATCAGCGTCAAGCTCGACGACATGCAAGACACCGTGCGCAAGGCCCAGGCCATGCCCAGCGCGCAGAGCAACGTGCTCACCAAGCGGCTCAACAAGTGGGTCAATGCCGACACCACCTGGATGGACATCGACGGCTGGAAGCGCGGAGCCGACCCTTCGCTGCAGCTCGAAGACTTCGCTGGCCAGCCCTGCTGGATCGGCATGGACCTGGCCGAAAAACGAGACTTCGCCGCCCTGTGCATCGTGTTCCCCGGGGCCGATTGCTGGACCGTGTTCACGCGGCTGTACCTGAATGAAAACGCCGTCAACGAAAGCGGCAACGCACACCTGCAGGGATGGGCAAGAGCTGGCTATGTGACGGTAACGGACGGCAACGCGACCGATTTCAACGTCATCGCCGACGATCTGCGCAACTACTGCCAGCAATTCGATGTGCGGGAAATCGACTTCGACCCCGCAATGAGCCGCTACTTCGCCACTACGCTGGTGGCCGAAGGCTTGCCGTTGGTCGAAATCAGGCAGGCGCCCCTGTTCTACACGCAGCCGCTCATCCAGGTCGAAAACCTCGTGCTCGAGCGCAAGCTGCGCCACGACGGCAACCCGGTGATGACGTGGATGATCAGCAACGTTGTCGTCACCGTCAGCCGCGTCACCGGGCTGAAGCACCCCACCAAGAGCCGCGAAGAAAACAAAATTGACGGCCCGGTGGCGATGCTGATGGGACTGGGTCGAGCAATGCTCAATGAGCAGCAGCCCAAGGCCGAGATGTACGTTCTATGAGCGAGCAGCAGCCTGACGGCGTGGGCGGCCGCGTGGCGCGCTACGTAGCGCAGTTTTTTACTCCGCGTGCACCCGCGCCGCTGCCCGAACGAGAGGAGCCGCGGATCACGCGCTCGGCCGCTGAGCCCCAAGCACTGAGCTGGGCTGGCATCAGCTGGGACGAGTTCCTGAACAACGGCATGGCCAGCGGTGTGGCCGTGAACGAAGCGCGCGCGCGCAGCGTGGCCGCGGTTATTGCCTGCGTGAACCTCATCGGCGGCAGCATCGCCAGCCTGCCACTGCACTTCTACCGGCGCAGCGCAGACGGGGAGCGCCAGCGCAACAACAACTCCGCACTGTGGTGGTTCTTCAACGAGCGCCCGCTGTCGAACTGGAGCGCCTCGGCCATGTGGCAGTTCTTCAGTGACAGCCGCATGTTCCATGGCGACGCATTCGCCCTGCTGCACCGCAGCCCCTCAGGCGCCCTGCGTGGCATCGAGCCGTGGCACCCCGGCCTGGTGGACGTGGTGCGCGACACCGATGGGCGCATGCTCTATTACCTCTTTGCGCGCCCCGGCATCGACCCCATCGGCACGCGCACGCGCATCGTGGAGATGGCCGATATGCTGCACGTGCCCGGCCCCGGCTTCGACGGCCGGCGCAGCCCGAGCATGCTGCGCAGCGCGCTCACCAACGCGGCGGGCATTGCAGCGGCGGCCGATGAACAGTCGGCCTCGTTCATGGCCGATGGCGCCCGCCCAGACTTCGCCATTGAAGTGCCCGGCACCATGGACCCGGAGCAACGCGAGGCGCTGCGCCAGAGCTGGGTGACGCGCCACACCGGCCAGGGCGCCAAGAAGGCGCCCGTGGTGCTGGCCGGCGGCATGAAGCTGCACCAGCTCACCATGAGCAGCGAAGACGCGCAGCTCATCAGCACGCGCGGCTTTCAGGTCGAGGAAATCTGCCGCGTGTTCGGCGTGCCGCCGTTCATGATCGGCCACACCGAGAAGACCACGAGCTGGGGCAGCGGCGTCGAGCAGATGTCGATCGGCTTCGTCAAGTACACCCTGCAGCGCCACCTGGTTGCGTTCGAGCAGGAGATCAACCACAAGCTCTTCAGCACTGCGGGCAACTTCTGCGAGTTCGTCACCGCCGGACTGGAGCGCGGCGACATCAAGACGCGCATGGAGTCGTACCGCATTGCGCTGGGCCGCGCGGGCGAGAAGGCCTGGATGCGTCCGAGCGAAGTGCGTGCGCTGGAAAACCTTCCGCCCGACGCTGAGCTTGACGCCGAGCCAACACCGGCGGCCATGTCAGCCAGTCAACCCAACCAGACGCCCGAGCCGGCGCCCGCATCATGAACCCATTGCTGCGCCTCTACACCCAGAACCGGGCGCGCCCCGGCCGCCAATTCGAAGTCAAGGCCGCCGGCGCGGACAGCGCCGAAGTTCTGCTGTATGACGTCATCGTGGCCGACGCCATGGAGGCCGAGTTCTTCGGCGGCGTGGCGCCCGAGCCGTTCGTGCAGGCGCTGCGCAAGATCACGGCGAAGACCATCCACCTGCGCATCAACTCGCCCGGCGGCAGCGTGTTCGCCGCCCGCGCCATGGAGCAAGCCCTGCGCGAGCACCCCGCCCAGGTGGTGGTGCATGTGGACGGCGTGGCCGCCAGCGCCGCGAGCGTGATTGCGATGGCGGGCGACCAGATCATCATGGGCAGCGGCGCCATGATGATGATTCACAACGGCTGGTCTTTCGCGATTGGCAACGCCGCCGAGATGCGCAAGACCGCCGACCTGCTGGACAAAGTGGATGGCACGTTGGTGCAAACCTACGCCGCCCGTACCCGCCAACAAGCTCAACAGGTGAGCGACTGGATGGCCGCCGAAACCTGGTTCACCGCCGACGAAGCGGTGGCCAACGGCTTCGCCGACAAGGTGGCCGCCGCGCCCGAGCCGAAGGCGGCCGCGCCGGCGACGTGGAACCTCGAGGCGTATACGCATGCGCCGGCCGCGCAGCCTGCCGGCGCGCCACCTGCCCCAGCTGGACAAGGCCGCCGCACTGCGCGCGCTCGAAGCCAGCACGGCGGGCCACGCTGCCTGAGCGCTCCCGCGCCAACGCAGAAGCCACCCGCCGGGTGGCTTTTCTTCATCAACCCTGAAAGGTACTCAGATGCAAAGCATCCAAGCTCTGCGGGAGCGCATGAACGCCCTCGCCAAGGAAGTCCGCGCCCATGTCGAGGCCAACAACGAAACCTGGACCACGCAGCACCAGGAGGCGTACGACGCCAAGATGGCCGAGATCGAGGCCGTGAAGGGCCAGATCACCCGGCTGCAGAAGGTGCTCGACGAGCGCGCCGAGGACATTGAAATCCAGGCGATCGCCAGCGCCGGTGCGCGCAACGCGCCCAGCGCCCAGCGCGGCGACCGGCTCACCGAGTGCTACGCCAAGTGGCTGCGCGGTGGCGACAAGGGGCTCACGGCCGAAGACTGGATGGACATCCGCGCCACCATGAGCACCACCACCACCACGGAAGGTGGCTTCACGGTGCAAAGCGACGTGGCCAGCCGGCTGATCGACGCCCTGAAGGCCTACGGCGGCATGCGCGAAGCGGCCACCATCCTGCGCACCGCGCAGGGCAACCCGATGAGCTTCCCAAGCTCGGACGGCACGTCGGAAACCGGCGAGCAGATCGCGGAGAACACCACCGCCACGTCGGCCGACCCGACCTTCGGCACCGTGGGCTTGAACGTCTACAAGTTCAGCTCCAAGATCGTCGCGGTGCCCTTCGAGCTGATGCAGGACACCACCATCGACATGGAAGGCTTCCTGAACCGCCGCCTGGCGCAGCGCCTGGGCCGCATCACCAACACGCGCTTCACCACGGGCACCGGCTCAAGCCAGCCCAACGGCGTGGTGACGGCCGCTGGCCTGGGCAAGACCGGCACCAGCGGCCAGACCACGACCGTCATCTTCGACGACCTGGTGGACATGGTGCACGCTGTGGACCCCGAGTACCGCAAGAGTAATGGCGTGCGCTGGATGATGCACGACCTCTCGCTGGCCAAGGTGCGCAAGCTCAAGGACAGCCAGGGCCGCCCGATCTTCCTGCCTGGCTACGACGGCCTCCAGGGCTCGATGGCCGACACGCTGCTGGGCTACATGATCACCGTCAACCAGGACGTGGCGCAGATGGCGGCGAACGCCAAGTCCATCCTGTTCGGCGACTTCGCGCAGTACTACATCCGCGACGTGATGGAGGCCACGCTGTTCCGCTTCACCGACAGCGCCTACATCAAGCTCGGCCAGATCGGATTCTTGGCGTGGATGCGCGCCGGCGGCAACCTGCTCGACGCCAACGCGATCAAGTACTACGCCAACTCGGCCACCTGATTGTCCTCATCGGGGCGCCTTCGGGCGCTTTTGCGAACGGGGGCGGTGAGAGCCAACTCCGTGCGCGTTTTCACTCTGGAGTGCAAACCACATGGCCAAGAAGCCCACGGCGGCCGCTGAAGACGGTGGCCGCATCAAGGTGCGCGTGCTGATGCGTTGCACCTGGGGCGCACCCGACGAAGTGGTGCTGCTCACGCCGGCGGAGGTGGAACAGGCCACCGCGTCGGGAGAAGTTGACCCACACCCAGACGCCGTGGCCTATGTCGAGTCGCTCATCGCAGCCGCCGCCACCTCGATCTAACCCCGCCGAACGCCCGAAAGGTACCCCATGCACGGTGACAGACTGACACTCGAAGACGGCCAAAGCGCCGCCATCATTCGCAGCGGCGGCGGCATTGCCGATCACATCGGCCTGCGCGGCATCTACCACGCCGAGGGGCTCAAGCCCATCCCCGAACACCTGCCTGCGTTCGAACGGCTGTGGAAC